CGATGTTGAGCGCACCCGTTCCCCACTCCAGCACGTTCGAGGCCACTGTGCCGGTCAGGGGCTTGCGAGCGACACATATAGGTTCGTGGGCTGGCTTTAGGGCTGTTCCCCAGCCTTGCCAGCGTTGGGCTTCGGGAGTGACGGGTGCGGTAATGTTTGCTGTTGCCGAGCCACCCATACTGTCCGAGAAGCCAACGGGGGAGTTTGCCGCTTCTGACGGGCGTCTAGCAGCGTATCGGTTTTGACCCACCACCTCACGCTCCGCACCGGCAGCCTTGTCTATTGCCTTGCTCACGTCCAGCGACTTCGGGAAGCCCGAACCGTAGAGCCACATAATCTGGTCACGGATTTCAAAGCCAGCGTCCTCGATGGCGACGGTCATCCGGTGGTAGGTGCGAGAGCCGGAGAAGGCGAGCAGGTGTCCACCTGGTTTTAGCACTCGAAGACACTCTCGCCACATCTCGACGTTGTAGGCGATGCCCGAAGCGTCCCACGATTTGCCCATAAAACCCAGTTCGTAGGGAGGGTCGGTCACGATGCTGTCGATGGAGCAGTCCGGCAGGGTTTTGAGCGTGTCGAGGCAGTTGCCCTTGAGAATCACAGGCTCTCTCCGCATGAGGGGCAGAATCGCACGTCTCGGATGAACGTGATGCTGACGTGGTTAGTGAACTGGAGGTTTGCCCGAGGGTGCGCCAGGCTGGAGTGCGTGATGGGGCAGAAGGTGGTTAGCGCCTCCTCTGCGGCTTGGCGGTAGGCGGTGGTGTCGGCGGTCACGTTGATCCTCATGTCTAGTTCGGCGTAGGTGCGTAAGGAGTCGCAGAAGCGCAGGCCGGAGTGATTGTGCTGGTAGTAGGTTCCGGTTTTGTCGTAGACCTTCACGATGAGATGTGAGCAGTGTCGGCAGTTCATGCCTCTCCGTCCAGAATGTTGAGAATGAGGTCGATTGTGACTTCGGGGTGGAGTTTGATGTCTTGGAGCCAGCAGGTCAGACCGTCAGCGATGGCGTTGAGTTGATCTAGTAGGCGGCTTGCGTCGCAGGGCCATGTGTTCGAGCACTCGTCACACTGGCTCGGGAACGTGGCGTGAGGCTGGTGCTTCTCGCTCATTACTCGGCGCTCGGAGGGGTAGACGTAGACCTTGCGCTCTTGGTCCGGCTGAGGGCCGTAGGGGTCGGTCTGTGCAGAAATGGTCGAGTTAAGGTTGCGGTTTTGGTCACTCTTTGCCAATTCCGTAATGGTTTCGTGACTGTTTAGCTCGACCATCGCCCTGACCACCACTCCGTAGACCTCGGCGGCGTTCAGCACTCGCTCTACTTCGTCCAGCACCTTGATTACGTCGCAGGGGTAGTCGCCAACACAACCGGCGGAACACTCGTTAGAGGTGCAATGCCCACAGGAACATTCGGCGTGCTTTTCTCGTAGGGCTTGATGTTCGTCGGGGGTCATACTTCTGCTCCGTCAGGGTGTCCTAAAGCCTTCCCCTTTTCGCAGGGATATGGCTTCCAGCAAGTTCTACACCACGGATCTTCTCGGTCAGTATTCCCATCATGATCATGGTATTCAATCAATGATTCGTAAGCATCCAGCACCTTGATTACGTCGCAGGGATACGTCACTCTTCCGCACCCGAAGCATTGATACTCGCCCCGAGGTGTGTTTCTATCCCATTGTCGAGCGTGCTTTTCTCGTAGGGCTTGGCGTTCGTCGGGGGTCATAGTTTCTCTCCGCACTTAGGGCAGTAGGTGTGTGTCCAATACTCGGGTGAGACGCTGGAGGCGTAGCCGTACTGACCCGACTTCTTCACCGTGACCCAGTGGTCGCACTCAACTTTAACTTTTAGGTCGCTAAACTTTAGGTTTTCGGTAGCATCCAGTACCTTGATTACGTCGCAGGGATACGCCGTAGGCCAGCAGAACTCACACGGGTTCGTCGGGTCGCCGTCCTCAGGTGCGTGCTTCTCTCGTAGGGCTTGACGTTTGTCTTCAGTCATCGGAATACCTGCATACACTCAGCCTTATCTGTAGACGCTTGTTCGGGGGTCATCCTGCCGCCTTGTAGATGCAGAAGCCCAGCCAGTAGAGCCAGAAGCCCCCAGCGATTAGGGCGAGGGTGTCGAAAAAGTAGTCGGACCGCTTCATCGTTGATCCGCTCGCAGTCTGAATGGCTTGGTCGGTCCGGCAGGTTCGAGGCGCAGGCCGCAGTCGGGGCAGAAGATTCTCGCCCAGGGCACCTGCACCTCCTTCCCGTCGAAGTCGAGCCGGATGTAGGTGTGTGTGCAGTCGGTCACTTCACTCCAATCATTTGCCACAATTCCGTTAGTTTTGTTGCTCCACCAGTTTGGTTTCTTATAGCGGCCTCAAGAGCACGGTGCATGATGTTCCTTTGAGAGAACCAGGCGAAGTATTCCTCGCCAGAGATAAACTCCGAGGCCTTGTGACAGAGTTTGCAGAGCATGTGCAAATTGTCTGCGTCATTCGAGCCTCCGTCAAAGATGGCAAGAATGTGAGCTCGTTCTAGTGGTGCTTTCTGCGAAGTAAAGCCACAGGCGAAGCAACACAGGCCCTCGTCTCTAATTACAATTTCGCCATTTACCTCATCGGTGAAGATGTGAATAGCCCATACTTCCTCAACGCTGTCGAACTTGCCCTGCTCTACGAGCCACTGCGCCCAGTGATCTCTAATCACTTTTGGCGTAGGCATCCCTCGGCGCTTGTTGTCGTTTGATGTTGTCATACTTTGACCGGCCTTAGGAAGGGGACAATCTTTGCGGTGTCAGCATCCCAGCCATCATTGTCGTCGGCCCCGTACACAAAGTCTTTTTGAAATTCTGCATAAAGTTGCTCAATGCGAATTCTTGCAATAATGTCGAAGACTGGCTCGCCATTAATGCTTGTTGCGATGTTAGCCATCTCACGAAGTGCATCCTCGTAGATTCCAATTAGTTCTTGAGCGTCGTCAAGTGCGTCTTTAAGTTCAGACTTGGTCATGCCGTCCATCCTTCGTTCAGGAACTTCTCGGCTCGCTTGTTGAGGCCGAACTCAGCGTCGTCGAGGATGACGTAGGTGGCGATGAGCTCAGCGTCCTCCATGAGGGCGAAGTAGTCCTCGCCGTCTCGTCCCTTGTGGTCTTGCACCCAGAGGCGCTTCTCGGCCTCCTCGTGCCAGTGGTGCAGTTTGATGAACTCGTAGACCATCACTTCGCCAGCCTTAGAACACGAGCGCCTGGCTTGGTCACGATGAACTTGGCGGCAATCTCGGGGTGAGCCTCTTGGAAGGCCTTAGCGTCGAAGGATTCGCTGGACTTGTTGCTCTTGTAGGTGAACAGCGTCTCGCCCTCGTAGGTCACGGCGTGGGCTGATCCGATGACCTGCTCCATCTGGGCTCGCAGGCGCTTGAGTTCGAGCTCAGCAGTGTCCACGATGGCCTTCTGCGCCTGGTACTCACGGACAAGTCCGAGCACGATGTCGTCGGCTTCCACGATGTCGTCGGTGCTCTCGGGGTAGAGGACCTTCAGAACGTCGAGGTCGTTGGCGCTGGCCTCGGGCTCGATGTCGCTCGTCACCTGCGCCCAGAACTCGTTCTCTGCCTGCTCGAGGGCGACCAGTTCGTCCGAGGTGTAGGTCACGTCACGAGTGACAATGCCAGTTCCACCGATGAGGCACACGAAGGTCACGTCCTTGATGCCGGTAGCGGAGCAGTAGTGCGCTCCCTGTGCTCGGTAGGTGACAGGGACGGAGTAGTTCGACCATGCGTCGGCGTTGCCACGTCCCGAGAGGCCGGTGGTCTTGACCTCGAGGATGCGCTCGATGTTGAGCGGCGGAATCTTGTGGTCCCAGTCGTTCACCTTGCCAAGTTCGAGGCTGTCGGGGTTGGACTCAGGTACTCGGCAGATGAAGAAGTCCACGTTGGCGAGTTGCCAAGTGTAGGCACCCTCAAGGATGACGGGCCACGAGACGACTGCGAGACCCTGCGAGGCGATGCTCTGGGCGTAGACCTCGGCGATGGGGCGCTCGAAGGCCTGCCCGAGACGGGTGGCTTCGTTGCCGGTGAATGAGTCGCCCTTGCGTCCGGTCTTCTCCAGCCACAGTTCGAGGCGGCCCTTGTAGGGGTTCACGCCGAGAATGGTGCCAGCGTCACTGCCGCCGATGCCCTTCGATCGTGCCTCGAGCCATTCGTCGTGGCTCAGGTGTTTGGTTTCTGCTCTTACTTTCATGGTGCCTCCTCAGGCGGTTGGTACTGCGTTAGAGATGATACTACGAATGAGCTGTGACATCACGTTGCCGCCTTGATGCTCGACAGCAGGGAGCGCAGGCCGTCGAGTCGAGACTGGCTCGCTCGTAGGGCCTCACGGGTGGTTTGCAGTCTTGATGCTGCGATTAGGTGTGCCAAGTGCAGGTCAGAGGTTGCGTCTGTGGCGTGGTCGTCCACCTGCCCCACCGTGCTCTTGTCGTGCAGGGCTCGGTAGGCGAGGCGTTGCTTGGCGAACTCGGTCTTGTAAGCGACCTCAGCGTGAGCGGCGTTGTCGCCAGCCTCAGCAATCTCAGCCACGAGCTCGTCGATGCGCTTGAGGCACTTGGCGATGCCCTCGTGGATGCGCTCAACAGTGATCACTGTTCACCTCCACCAGTCGAGCCATTATCCACTCGACCACAGGAACTGCGATGGCGTTGCCCATCTGTTTATACCTGGCGCTGTCGGCCTGCTCGATAAGTCCCTTCTTCTCGTCAATGCGCTGAGCCGTCCAGCCGTCGGGGAAGCCTTGCAGTCGCTCGCACTCGGTGGGGGTGAGCCGTCGAACGGTGGCAGGGTAGGACACCATTGGCGTGTTGTTGCCGCCGGTTCCCATCCGCGCCTGAAGCGTCGGTGTTGTTTCTTCGGTCACTCGTACTCCGTCTCCATGCGAGCCGGTATCAAAGATTATTACCGTCGCTCTCTTGTCTCCTGTGTTATCCATAACGTTCAGTGTCGGGGACACGCCCCCCCCAGTCCATGTTTCGTAGTCTTGGTCACTCTGCGCCCTTCGTGACTTGACCCACCACGAGATCCGTTGCATCTTTGTAGTCCCTCGCTTTCACGGCACTCACAGTGGCATCCTCGACGTATTCCCCGAAAGACCGTTGTCTGAAACTATTAGGTGTCCGTTGTTCACGTCTTGGTTCACTATTGTCGATTTGTGATAGAGCTCGGCTGGCAAGCAGTTCGCCACTAGCCTCTCTCTCTCTCTCTCTAGCGTCCCCGTTAGCGCCTGTTCCAGCATCGGCGGCAGGGTCTTTCCTCGTCGGCTTGCCCTTCGCAGAATCCCCTCGCAGGCTTTCGCTGAGAGCGAGTATTTCCGCAGATGCGGCCCCGTTGTCTCCAGCACATCCGACAATGAACACTCGACGGCGACGCTGGGCGACTCCGAAGTATTGAGCGTCAAGCACACGCCAGCTGACGCCGTACCCCCTGTCAGTAAGCGCCCCGATGACGATTCCCATGTCTCGTCCGTCGTTTGATGACAGAAGGCCAGGTACGTTTTCCAAGACGAGGTACTTCGGGGAGAGTTCATCCACAAGTCGAATAATCTCCCAATATAGACC